GTGCTCCCCAACTGGGAACGCGGCCATCTCTTCAATTACTTCCCGTGCCCAGCGTGTGTCGGGTGCCCAGACTTTACCACTGCTGAATAAATCCGCAACCGCGTTCACTCGCACCATCTTGTCATTACCGCGTGATGGACTGAACTCTTGGACTGGGATTCCCAACGCCCTGAGTTCCTGAATCAACGGCCCTCCCGACGCCTTTTTCTCCACAATGAACGCATCAGGTTCCCACTCTTTGTATTGCTTAAGAGCCACCACCTTAAGCTCAGGGAAAGCCATACGATCTTTAAACGCATCCAGTAAGATAAGCTGGGGGGAGTCATTCTCTTCCTCGTTGTAGAAGATGCCCCATGTGGTGCAGGCGGAATAGTCGGATGTATTCTTGGTTTCAAACGCCGTATCCCACGATTGAATGACGTATTCGCACTTTGGCGGGTCATCCGGCTCCCAAATACGCCACATTTTGCGGCTGACGATGGCCGAGTTCTCACTTGTGGGCTGCTGCATGTACTGCGCGTTCCAATATCGGGGATCAATCGACGCTTTTGTAGCTTTTAAGCTATCAAGTGGCCATTGCTCGGGCCAAAGAGACTTCTCGTTGTCCTCGTCCTCATTCAAAATGGCCGGCAACTCTACAATTTCCCAAGGAATCGCTTCTGGGTTACGCGCTTGGTAGTCAAGCAGGCGCCCAGTGAGGTCTAACAGCGACCATCTGGTCATAATCACAATGATTGCACCACCCGGCATGAGACGTTGCAAGGGGCCGGTCTGGAACCAAGACCAAGCTGTATCAAAGGCAAGTCGAGAGTTGGACTTTACGTCTTGCTCTGAATGAGGGTCGTCAATGACAAACAGATCAGCGCCGCGACCAGCAAGAGCTCCGCCCACACCAGCAGCGTAATACTGCCCCCCAGCGCTTGTAGACCATTTTCCAGCAGCCTTTTGGTCATCTGCCACCAATGTTTGAGGGAAAACTTCACGGTACTCCTCCGAATCAATCAAGTTACGTACGCGCCGACCAAAGTCTTCGGACAGACCCGCAGTGTGCGTGCCCATGATGATCTTCTTGTTGGGGTACTTGCCTAAAAAATAAGCAGGGAACAGATATGAGGAGAACTCAGACTTACCCATACGTGGCGCGATGTTGATAATCACACGCTTTTTCTTACCCTCAACTACGTCCGTAAAGATTTTGGCTAGCTTCCTGTGGTGGGGGCCAATCTTAAAGCCCGGATATATGGCCGTGGCAAACCCTAGCATGTTTGTTTTGGCCGCTTGCAGGCTGGCGCGGGACTCACGCAGTTCCAAGTCTTGGAACAACTCCATCTTTTCATAGGTGGACATGTGCGGCAAAGCTTTGGCCATAGCCTCTAGCTCAATCTTACTCAGGGTGGTGAAGTTCTCAGGCTTCATCCGTCTTCTCTTCCGTAACGTCTACAACGTCAATCACGCCCATGAACCTATTGAGCTTGTCTTTGATCCTAGTTTCTAGTTCGGTGTCGGACATCTCGGTCTTCTTAACCTCAACCCGCTCAGTGAACAGCGCAACTTCCGTAACTTTGCCCAGCATGTCTAGCGCTTTGAGGCGAATCCGTGCGTCTGGATGTTTGACTTCCTCAAGGATCTGCGCCACTGCGTAGCCCCGAAGTTCCTTGGCCTGCTCTACAAACGACCAATCGTAGGCCGTAAGCATCCCAACTAAATGCTGCACTGCAGCAGGCGTCTTTAAATTAGCCAGCGCTTGTTGCGTATTGCCAACAGGCTGTCCTGTGACAAGGGAAGCAAAAGACTTACGTGCGGACTCTTGTTCCGCCTTGGACTCAATCTCTTCGTCGTCTAGCTCTAAGTCTTTGAGCCACTGAGCCGTTTTGACTTTGGCGTCGATGGTGGTAGTCGGATCTGCTTTTTGAAAAGACAGGACTTCCGCGGTGGCGTCGACCACCTCTGGATGAAACTCGCCGTTAATCAGATGTTCTAGCATTGCGTAGGGTTAGTGCTGGCGTCGCACTTGTTGCCTCGTTGACATCAGTATACAATTGTTTCCGGCAATGGTGCAAGTTTTTGTTCTGTTGCTTCTCCTTGAGGGAAACCTCTTTAGCCCCGACCCACAAGGTTGGGGCTTTTTTTATTTGGTATTGTCCAACGTTTGACATGGTACCTTGGAAATTTTTATAATTTTTATGGGGGGTGGGGGATTCAAATGGCGGTATTTGAATCCTGTTTTTGAAAAATGTGATTTGCGGGTGTGGAACAGTGTTCACGCGCGCCACGGGACTCCGACTCTACAGGGGAAGGTGGGGGTAGGGTGGGGTTCAGCCATATCCAAAACGACCTATCCCAAACCCCCCATATGGATACTGAAAGTGTTGATTAGCAATACTGCTGAGCAACAACGGGGAAAGGTTCCCCATTCAATCCACTAGGAGATAGTATGTCACAAGCAATCAAGAAGTCAGTCCTCGCAATTCGTGCAGAGCATGAGTCCAAGCTCGAAGCAGATGCCGCACGCAATGCGCTTAAGAAAGAGTTCTCACGCAAGTCGTGGGAGACAGTTCGTGTTGCGTTGCTTCCCGTGTTCGGGCAAGTATACGATGTGCCAGTCGTTGACGGAGACGACAAGGGCAAGTCCAAGGGCAAGAAAGTATTGGACAAGGATGCCAAGGGCTACGAGGCTTGCAAGCGAACCCTGAGCAATACGCTGACATTCATCTGCGGTGCAGGCTCATCATCAGGTGCAGTCGAGGCACCAGCCAAGCTGACCAAGGACATCACCAAGATGATTATTGACTCAGGCATTGATTCCAAACAGTTCAATGCTTTGATGACTGCGATTCGTTCTGGTATTTCTTTTCAATAATCACAACGGGGAAAGCTTCCCTGTTCTTCCAGATCAGCGCAAGGGCGAGGCTCTTGCGCTGTTTCATTCCCTGTCCAATCCAAACCTAGGAGTCAATAATCATGTTCACAATCATCGTTCGCAACAACGGCATCACCCACGAATACAAAACCGAATCACAAAGCGATGCTCGTGTTTTGTTCCACGCCCTGACTGTAACCTTTCTTCACGTAGAAGCGTGGCTTGGCTCAGAGCTTGTTCAAGAATACAAGAACTGCTAAGGAAACTCTGTAAGCACAGCGTGCTGTGCTTACGGGGCGATCTTGCCCGACAAGGAGTCAATCATGTACCAACTGTTCAACCAATACCGCACCAAAGAAGTAGGCATCGTGCAAATAGGCGCTCGTGAGTATCACCTGCAATACCATTACCCCAATGGCGGAAGCAACTATGTCGTCTATGTGTTCAGCAAGAACCTAGCCGAGAGGGGGCGTGTGTTCAGCACCGATGAAGCAGCCCTCGAATGGATAGGAAAACAGCCCACGCAACTGCCCCTGTTCTCTTGAACGGGGAACGCTTCCCCGTTCTTATGATTATTGACGTCAATAATCTTGTTTTTTCACGATATCCATGTGTATTGCGTACTGGACAATCACGCAGACACCTCGCAACCCGCATGAATACTAGCGTGGCTCAAAAAAGTGGCAATCTATCTATCTTTTTAATATATAAATATATATATAGAAGTGTTTATATGGGGGTGAGCATATTTTCTTTTGCTTGGACTTTTCTTTTTGTCCAAGTCTTTTTGCTCTCCCCCAAAAAGGTAGATAGCGTGACACATTTCACACAGATCGAGCATTCATGCGGTCTAGCGAGTGTCTACCAACTCGTCCAGTCAGCTATACACAGGACAGATTCGGGGTAAAATGTCCACCTGTACTTTGAAAGGATCAATAATCATGTACGAAACATACCTCAACCTCACGCCAAACGAGCTTCATCAAAGATTATTGAAGCGCAAACTGCACCCATCCGAGATCGCACACATCAAGGACACAGTCACGCAGATGAAGGAAAAGATGCGTGTCGACAAGATCACACGCCATCAGCGCAAGCTTGCATGGGACAACGTACTCAAACCGCTACGCTACGAACTCAACAGCGCCAAGGTTGGGCGTGCTTACGATCTCGATGATGAGTCACGGGTTGAAGTGTTCGATGCGTACATCGCTGTGATGGAGAAATTATTGAGCCGATTTGCGCACCCATCAAGATTATTGGAACAAACGCCCATGCAACTAGCCAAAGACAAGAACTTGCCCAATGAGGGTGAGCATTGGACTGACTGGATACCGCATCGAATCAAAGCACCTATTGCAGAGGCTTTCTACGCCCTGCCCCATAAAGCGAAGGCTAAGCGCAAACTACCCTTCCAACGCACGATGATGCTGGATCAGCACGCCAAGGCAAAGCTAAGATTATTGAAGTCTACGAACAAAGAGATGGACACCCTCGAACGCAGACAGGCGGTCGCACCAACCGATGAGCGCACAGACAAGCTCAAACGAATACGCAAAGCCGTCAAGATTATTGACGCTATGCAACCACATGATGTAGTACCCGCAACATGGAACACCTTAGATTTGGGAGAGTGAGCACGACCA